TGATCCAGATGTTCCGCTGGTACCACTTGTACCGTCCGTTCCGCTGGTACCACTTGTTCCATCTGTTCCTGATGTTCCGTCCGTTCCACTGGTTCCGGATGTTCCGCTGGAGCCAGATGTTCCGCTGGAGCCAGATGTACCACTTGAACCGCTTGTTCCCGATGTTCCCGACGTTCCACTGGTTCCATCTGTTCCCGACGTACCATCTGTTCCAGAAGTACCATCCGTTCCCGAAGTTCCATTTGTACCACTTGTACCAGATGTTCCAGAGCTTCCACTCGTACCACTGGTTCCAGATGTACCAGATGTTCCAGAGCTTCCACTTGTTCCACTTGTACCACTCGTGCCATCTGTTCCAGATGTACCATCTGTTCCCGAAGTTCCATTTGTACCACTTGTTCCGCTGGTACCCGACGATCCGCTGGTTCCACTCGTTCCGCTGGTTCCTGATGTTCCACTGGTTCCATCTGTTCCCGAAGTTCCACTGGTTCCGCTTGTACCGGACGTACCATCCGTTCCAGAAGTTCCGTTTGTTCCACTGGTTCCGTTGGTTCCGCTGGTGCCTGATGATCCGCTTGTTCCACTCGTTCCGCTGGTTCCTGAAGAACCACTTGTACCACTGGATCCGGATGTTCCGCTGGATCCAGATGTTCCACTCGTACCACTTGTGCCATCTGTACCACTTGTACCACTTGTGCCGTCGGTGCCTGATGTTCCGTTTGTTCCCGAAGTACCGTTTGTTCCACTGGTACCAGACGACCCGCTTGTTCCAGAAGAACCACTTGTTCCAGAAGAACCACTGGTTCCACTTGTTCCGCTTGTTCCACTGGTTCCGCTAGTACCACTTGTGCCTGATGTTCCATCAGTACCTGATGTTCCGTTTGTGCCAGACGTTCCATTGGTTCCACTTGTACCACTTGTGCCTGAACTTCCTGATGTTCCGCTGGTCCCACTGGTTCCGCTTGTACCAGATGAGCCACTGCTTCCGCTTGTACCAGATGAACCACTTGTTCCACTTGTTCCATCTGTACCACTCGTTCCATCTGTGCCACTCGTTCCAGATGATCCAGAAGTTCCAGATGATCCAGAAGTACCCGACGAACCCGAAGTTCCAGATGTACCGCTTGTTCCACTTGAGCCCGATGAACCACTTGTTCCACTTGATCCAGATGTTCCGCTTGTACCACTGGTTCCATCCGTACCACTTGTACCATCTGTGCCACTTGTGCCATCAGTACCGCTTGTTCCATTTGTACCACTTGTACCATCAGTACCACTTGTTCCAGACGATCCACTTGTGCCTGATGTTCCGCTTGTGCCTGATGTACCACTTGTGCCTGAAGTACCAGACGATCCACTTGTTCCGCTTGTTCCACTTGTTCCACTTGTAGCACCAAGAACGCTTAAAGCATATGAAGCAGTAATAGCGTTATATGCCCAAGAAGCGGTAGCTGGCAGTCCAATCAAATAAGACGCACTTAAAGCGTATGAGGCAGTTTCGGCTAAAGAAGAAGATACTGAGTTTAATGCCCAAGAAGCGGTGTCTGGCAAACCTTCAACATAAGACGCCGTAATGGCATGACTAGCGGTTAAATATGCTCTATTATCCGAACGAATACTACCGGACACGATCAGTTCACCGGAAATACTTCCAGATCCAAGAACACTCAGTCCATTTCTTATGATAAATTCGTTACTCATTCGGAATCAAGATATCGGTTGTGTATAAATATAAGACTATATATAAAATCCTATTATAAAATAGTTCTCAATATTTTTATATTCCACGTACCTATATTTGGTCCGGCGTGTAAGTTTACGTTGCCGTCTGATATGCTTGCCGATATGAATCCATCAACTATTCCAATTGCGTTTGTTCCGTATTGAGTAAACCTGCTTTCTTGGGTGGCTTGGTCCCATATACACATAACTTCACTCGTTTCAAAATTGGTACCATCGTTTATAGATAAAAACCACTTACAACTATTTCCTAGCGAGGACGTAAAAGTGTCTATTGTTTGGGGAGAGGATACACCTGTCGCCAGTTTAGCGTCCATATATACGGTTGATTGGTCTCGTATAATAAATTGGTTTGCGGTAACTAACGACGAAGATATACTGCCAGTCACCACAGCATTGGCATTCACTATCAGTCCGTTTTGTACAATAAACGGGTTGTTCATTCCATATGTGTTGCTCATATCATAATCCTTATAAATTTCATGGTCCAGCTACCCGAATATGGAATAGCCTTTAAATAAATATCGGTCAAAGAAGAAGAAACGGTAAAATCTACGGGTACAATTCCTATCTCATTGAATTGTGTACTATAAAACACAGAACTTGTATAATTCCAACTGGCCACCACCTTATTGGCCCTCGAATTAATTCCGTCTTCTATAAATACAAACCATTTGACCGAGTTTCCACTATCTATAGGAACAACGTCTATATCTCTGGAAGCGGTAACTGGAGCCACCACACTTGTTGACAAAGATCCGGTCACCCCGCCGCCCACAATGTTCAACGATGGTATCGCCAAAGTTCCAGTGTTGCTAAAAACTGAAGATGTGTTTACATTTTCAGCCAAACTTGTGGATACAACAACATCCGCTTGATATGTTTTATCAACATACAATGTTGTTTTATTTGCTGTTGGTACGTTTACGTCAATCATATCATCATTCTTATCAGTTTAATTGTCCATGTTCCATGCGAAGGATTTGCTATCAAACTGACACTTCCACTTGAATTTGTTGCTGACATATAAACTGGAACATCTCCTATTTGATTTACTTCCGTGGAATAGAAATTTATAGAAGAACTTCCCCATGTAGCAACCACTTCACTGGTTTTATGTGCTGATCCACTTCCTATAGACACCAACCACATTGCAGCGTTTCCATAGCTTGAACTCACTTGGTCTATGGGAGCAGAAGATGTTATTTCGGAAAATATATTTGTACCAAAAGATCCGGTGGCTTGGTCTCCCAACAAAGTCAAAGAATCTACGGTCATCGAACTTGTTTGATAATAACTTGAGGTTGGAGCAAACGGAGAGTTATCAGCCTTGGAAGAAGTTGGGGCATACAATGCTCTGTTGGCATATTGAGTCAAACCAGGAAATTTACCTTGATTTCCCTTGGAATACATTGTTCGAGAATTTTGTATATTACGTATTCTCTCGGTTCTTGATATACCTTTGAATCTATTTGGGGGCATAATTATACTATAATTCTAATATACTTGATAGTCCACGTTCCGGACAAAGGATTGGCCACCAAGTTTATGTTTCCATTTGTATTATTCACGGAAATATTAACAGGAACATTTCCTATTTGAGATACTTCCGTAACATAATAATTTACAGAAGTTGTATCCCACCCAGCCGCTAGTTCTATTGCTTTAAAATTGGTTTCATCTTTTATAGATACCAACCACATTACGGCACGAGCGGACGTATCTGGAATTGTATCAATTTCTTCAAACGAGGAAACGTTATCAACAATTCCGGATTGAAATGAACTTGTGGCAGCGGAACCTGTCTGACCAGTAAGATCCAGTCCTCCGAGGGAAAGAGAACCGGTATCTATTCCGTCCATCACAAAACTTGAACTTACTGCAAATAACGCAGACGACGCCGAAATAGCATATTCAGCATCAGCGCTTATATTAGCAAACTGAACCAATCCAGCATATCCAGTTCCCAGCTTTGATTCAATGATTTCTTTTGGTTTCTTCTCTGATACAGCTTCAATTTCTTCCATGCTTCCTACCATCTCTGTATCAAATACAATCTTTCTTGGGGTAAACGCCTTTTGTACAGTCGATTTGTAATTTTCGTATTTTTCTGGAAGAAGGTATGCATATACCATCAAGGTAAATGTAGTCTTTACTACTCTATCTTGCTCAGCCTCAACCGCTGTTTCAAAATTGTAATCGCTGATACTTGTTCTGAACTTAAACTTGTTTTTATCTCCCCAATAGTCTTCTGTGGAAAAATTGATCGATTCTACAATTTTGTTTCCTTGCTCAACCAATTCTGTCCATACAATAAAATCATAATTTATGATTACATGGTCCGGCATAGCAACAGAATAAATTTCTTGGGTTTTTTTGAAGCCGGTCAGCATCGAAAACTTGTCATATTTGTTTTTTTCTGAATATTTTTTTATTGTGGGATATTGAAGATAACGATTCATCGTCAATAGTTGATCGTTTCTTTGCATCGTTGTTCTTCTGAAGGCAATCGCCGGAGTTTGAACTTTTCCGTTTTTATCACGCATTGCTCCATCTTTTCGTATAGCTTTCCATCTTTCTGGAGATGCGTAATTGATAGGAACCTTGATCTGTCTTCCGGCGTCAACGACCGTTGGGCTTATTACTGTATCAAGATAACTTAATATCGTAGAATCTATATCAATAAGATTTATTGACGGAGACTTTTCTTTGTCTTTATCTCTTCTTACAGCAAAAGCACGGTTCTTAACACGCAAAGCACCATCTTGTGTCTCTGTCTTTTTTGATTGAGACATTTCCGGTCCGTTATTTACGGGATTGTGTGTCGTGTTGACTGTCGGTTTAACTGTGTTTCCGCGCCATGCCATAAATTATTAATTGTTTCTTTCTATTACATTCAAGGATGTTATCTTGGTGTAATGAGCGTTGCATATGATGCTGTGGCTCTTGTCGGTTTGTCCTCCAAGCAATTGCTCTTGAACCACGTTATCAATTTCATAGTATCTGTCATTCCAAAATACAATGTCGCCGATCTCTGGATAGAAGTTGACTTCTTTGAGCATCTTTTCACGCATCTTAAACACATGAGTTTGATTACGGTTTGGACCAAAGTCGTCATATTCAGCGGTCATTTCTGGACGTTCAACAAGAACAGACATCTGAATTGCTGGTAGATACCATTTACCAGATTCCGCGGCCGTTTCACCATATATGTTGGTTTTTGTTTCGTTTGGAGAAATTTTGTATATGTAAACCAAATTTTCAATGATGTCTCCCATCAGTTCGCCGTTAAGCGAATTGACCAAGTTTAGGTCTCTTTGAGAAAAATATCTGCCTTTTAGTCTCATGTGTTTTCAAAAATTAATTTTCGCATTTCTTTGGTGGATATTGGTCGATCCTCTCGTATTCTTATTATTTTTATTCCCTTTTGTTCCGCCAATTTATTCTTTAATTTATCCACTTCCATATTTTTCTTTTGAAACTCGTATTTACAGTCATCTTCGCTTTCTGGGTGCCAAAACGTACCATCAAACTCCAAGAGAATATTCTGGTCTGGTAGATATGCGTCGTAATATCGTCCACCGAGATAATATTGAGGAACATAATAAACACCAATTTCTTTCAACATCAGATAATACTTTCTTTCAAGTGAAGTGAAATTTGTTTTGGGTTTAAGTGTTCTTCGTATACCGGTGTCTTTTAGTCGTCTCCTTTCGTTTTTGGTTAGAATGTTGTCGAATATTGAAAATGGCTTCATCCTATATAAATTCCGAGAGGGACTCTTTGTAGTGTTTGTTGTATTTGTTCTGCCTCTGCGGCTCGCATTTCCATCTGAGCTTTTCTTCCACTGGCGTCAAGGTTTTCTCTGAGTTGAGTGATCAGATCCGTTTTTTCTGCCGTTGCTTCTTGTCTTAGCTCTCCGCCGTCGAGAGTAACCTCCGCGCCTGGAATTGGAATGGTCTGATACTTTTGACGAATAGCTCCAAGAACTTCTTTACACAACGCCAAGAAATATTTTCGTATCCATTGCTTACCAACAGAATTCACGGTGGAGTATGGAATAACATTATATGGAACATTGCTATAATCTCCTATTACTGGAGAAGAAACCGCAGAGCCAGAAACATTGTAATAAGAACCAGAACTATTTATTCCCTGACTATCTCTTTCGGTTGTCAAAAGATATTCAAAATGTAGTTTGAAATTATAAGTTGGAATTGGGAATATGGAAAGTTTATTGTTGACCAATTCAAAACTATATCCAGACTTACGAACAAGGTCATTGAACTCAATTGCTTGCATGCGCAACAAATCTTCAAAGATTGGTGTCATAAGAAATTGAGTCGCCGGAGAATAGCCAGCAAATCCCATTTCGTTGAGGATATTGCTATAACTCATACCAGTCATACTAAATGGGTCATAGATACGAGCGGATGCTGGTGGAGCATTGTGAAATATTCTGCGAATTTCTATTCTGTTGAAACTTTCACTTACATTTCCCCAAAGATCTTGAAGGTCGTAATGTTGTTGACCTTTCTTTAAATCAATACTTCCGCTCTTCCAATCAACATATCCACCAACTCCAAATTCTGTTCCATATCCTTGAGATATTTTTATCATGTATGGCAGACCACTTCCAACAACATTTGTTTGAGTCAAATTGACATCCGTCGAAGTTCCTTGAAGAACTCCAATGTTATTACGAATGTTGAATTGATTTACTTGGGCACTATATTCAAAACACGCTTCTTCAAAACATGCATAAAAATTGGTGTCTATCATTTCCACATCCGTGATAGGATATCCCAAACGTGTGGCTGCCCACTTGGCTGCTGCTTGAGCATCGCCGGCAAATATAGGATCAAGTTCGAAAAATCCAAAGGGGGTACTTCCAGAGGTGACCAGAGATCCAGAACCTGGCCAACGTACTCTATCTTGGTCAACGGTGTAGTTTATTGAATTTGACATATTATATAAATATATCCACGGTATAGAAAATGTCTTTCATAGTTATATTTATAAATAGGTTATTTAACCCTATGATCAAACTGAAAGATATACTCAAGGAGAGTAAAATCGTGGAAGATATAAACACTGATGTACACCACGAACCTCAGGTGAAATTTTCTATGCCACAATCGGCACATGTTCAAAATGTAAGCAAACCAACCAGACCAGATGCTCCGTTTGTAAGTAAAGATCAAAATATATCAAAAAAAGCATCAGAAATTTCAGATAATAGATTGATAGATTCAGCGGCAAATGTGATATCAAAATTTGAAAATAATCCAAACTATAAAAAAGGTGGTTTTGATAAATCTTCTGGAAAATGGTTTCCACACAAGAGTCTTGAGGGAGGATCCGACACCATTGCATATGGACATAAAATATTGCCCGGAGAAGATTTTAGTAAAGGAATGTCGGAATCAGAAGCTCAAGAATTGTTAAAAAAAGATATAACCAAAAAATTAAACGATGCTCGTCGTTTGATCAAAAATTTTGATTCATTATCCCCTCAAGTCAAAATTGCGGCATTAAATGGATTGTTTCGTGGTGATCTTGGTCCAAAGACAATAGAATGGCTAAACCAAAGAAACTTCAAACAAGCTGCCAAAGAATATCTTAATCATAAAGAATATAAAACCACATCAAACCTTGGAGTAAAAAAACGTATGGATTGGAATTATAATGTCTTGAAAAACGCAAATTAAACTGTAATATATAATCATATGAAAAATACATTAAAATATGTTTTATTGATTTCTGCGCTGCTTTTGTCGGCTGGTTGCATTACACAAACTCGCACCGTTTATGTGCCTGTTAAAGTTGATACACCAAAGCAAACGACAGAAACCAAATCAGCCAATACAACAGAAAACACTGTATATGTTGTAAGAGAAGTTCCTGTTGTATATGCACCACCGATTGTTTCTTGGCGCATAGGAGTTGGTATTGGTGGTTATCGACACTATCATCCATATCGTGGACCGTGGCGTGGACGATAAAATAACTTATTAAATTACCAAACAAATCCCAACAACTTAGTTGGGATTTTTTATTTGTGGTTTTCTTTTTTTGTTATATATTTATCCATAAAACCCCTGAATTATATGACCAAATCTGGAGTATACAAAATAACAAACACTACAAACGGAAAATTCTATATAGGATCTTCCAAAGATATAGAGCAGCGTTTTGATGAACATAAGCGAAAACTGAAAAACAACAACCACGTAAATCCAATACTGCAAAATTCGTGGAATTATTATGGTGAAGACAAGTTCACATTTGAAGTGTTGGAAGAATGTGAAAATTGTGCTGAAAGAGAACAGTACTACTTGGATACTTTCCAACCATACAAAGGAACGGGATACAACATCAACCCAATGGCGACTGGTGGGGATCCTTTTACTTACAATCCAAACAAAGAATTAATAAGAGAAAAAATGAAATTGGTGAACGGAGGAGAAAACAACGGTATGTTTGGAAAAACCCACGATGAAAATTCCGTATTAAAAATGAAAACTAAAGCGGAAGGAAGATATTCTATTCAATGGTTTATTGAAAGATATGGAGAAGAAGGAAAGAAAAAATTTCAAGAACGACGCCAATTCCTTTCAAACAGAAAAATAAATTACTCATACGACAATGGATTGAAAGGAAAGAAAGTAAAAGTGGAAAAAACAAGAGGAAGCAGCGTAAGCAATGGAAGAAAAGCGTTAAAAGACAAAAAAGAAGAATGGGAAAAAGATATAAAGAGCGGGTTATTCACAATGAATGAATTATCCAAAAAATACGGCGTGTCTATAAACACGGTCAAATATCACAAGAAAAAATTGCAATAAAAAAGACCCACCTTTCGGTGGGTCTTTTTGTTTAACGTTACTCTTATCTTTACGAAGATTAGACTTCGTTTAGAGCGCCGATTACGATTTTTCCGTAAAATTCGGGCCTCAACATCTTCTTGGCGTAACGTGTCATTACTCCACGGCGTGGCGTGAAGTTGACTGGATCGTACACCAATGGTGTTTGGATTAGAGGAATGTATGGAGCGTATACAGCGCCGGTTTCTAGGAAGTTTGTTCCACGGAAACCTACCAACATGACGTTGTCGGTCATGTATGGGTTCTTGTAGACTGTCCAACGATTGCTTAGAGCACCGACCTTAGCAACGCCCATTGCGAACTTTGCTTGGTCACCGTCTGTGTTGGTTGTGAATCCTGGGATAGATTCAATGATTGTTGCTACGTCTGGTGAGCAAACTAGGAAGTTAGCTCCACCACGTAGTGTCAATTGGTGAATCTTGTTGGAGACCTTTTGGATCTTGTTGCCCAAGGTTTGGAACCATGTGCTCTTGACATATGCTGTACGGTTAGCAGCGGATGGAACGAATAGATTTGTTGCCGTGTCGTATTCGTCGCCGATGCGAGCTGACCAGTATTCGGTTGTGGCCGAAGGAGCGTTGGTTACCAACATGTCCAAGATTTCTAGATCGATTTCCATCGAAACGTACTCAGATAGAAGAGCGGTTAGCTCAGCTTCTGCGTCGATTGAATGGTAAGCGTTCAAGTCTTGAGCCAATTCTGGTGTCCAGACGGCCTTCAACTTACGTGTCTTAGCGACGATAGCTTCAGACTTCAACTCTAGGTTGACTTCTGGAATACCGATGTCGTCAGCGATACCAGTTGTGTTTGGTAGACCAGCGCCACGATCTTCGAAGTCACCGCGTGAATTGTCGCCTGGTTGAACGTGATATTCAACTAGAACTGTTGGAGCAGCGGCCAAAGCACCGGCCAAGACTACGAATGTTACATAGTCACCGGAAACGCTTGTGAATGCTGGGTAGAAATCAGTGATTCCAGAACCAGAAACGGTGAAAGCACGGACGCCGTTAGCGTCGAAGTTGGTGCCCGATAGGTCAACGCGGACCTTACGGATGTCACCAGCTGCGGCAGAAGCGCTTAGTTCTGGAACGAAGTTTGCGTCGATCCATGAACCAGTTGTTACCGCGGCTGTTTCAGTTGAGGATTGGTCATTGATGGTGTAACCGAAACGTCCTTGGCCATATAGACCGTTGGTTGCGCTGTCGGTTGAACCCAACTTGGTGCCTGTACCACCGAACAACGATTGACCGTTGAAGGCTGGCTTACCGGCTTGAGCTGAACCATACTTGAAGTCTAGATAAAATACTAGACCGGATGGTAGGTTCATTGGTTGAACTGAGACGAATTCCTTAGCGGCGATCTCAGCGAAAACACGACGAACTAGTGGGAGAGCGACGCCAGCCCATTGTTCGGAGTTTGCGGAGGTACCAGTACGGGTAGCTTCGTCAATCAGTTGCTTTGCTTGGTTTTCTAGAAGGATAGACATGTGTGACTTTTCCATGTCGCTCTTGATGCCTTCTAGGAGGCCAGTCTTTTCCCACTTGGAGACAAGACCGCGAGTTTCAGACATGAGCTTGGCCATAGGATTGGCTGTCTCAGTCAATAGTGATTTGATATCTGACATAATTTCCTTTATCTAATTTTATTGTTGATAGGTTATTAACGAATACCTGCTAGCTTCTTGAAGCGGTTTGCCATTTCGGCGCCTTCTGCAATAACTGCTGGTTTTGTCGGCTTGGTTGACGCAACTGCCTTAGAGGCCAATCCTTCGGTGATGGTCTTGACGGTAGACGAAGCCTTTACAGGTTCAGCTGCCTTCTTAGCACCGAAATTAAACGATTCTGCCAATGTGGCGTAAACAAGCTTTGCTTCACGAACCGACTTCGTGAGGTCAAAGGACTCGATTACTTTGATTTTTTGCTCATTGTTTAGGTTTGCTGACTTGAACAACTTGTTCGTGTATAGCAACTTAGCATTGAGCAGGTTAATTTCATTGATTCGGTCCCGTAGAAATTCGATTCCGCTACGGTATTCTTCAATTTCCTTCTTCAACGAAAGATTTTCTTTAACGAGAGACTCATTGGTTTCATCCTTTTCGTCTTCGTGTTTTTCTTCTTTTTCAGCCTTTTCCTTTTGGTACTTGGCTAGACCAGGAGGAAGTTTGCCTTCATCGACTTTTTCTTCGTCTTTTTCTTCCTTTTCTTCCTTTTCTTCGCCTTCGGCTAGAAGTTCATCTAGATTGATTTCTTCATCAACTTCTTCAGCGGCTGGAGCGGCTGGAGCGGCGGCTTCCATAGGAGCGGCCATTTCTTCCATTCCACCAACTTCATTGACGGAAGCTTCTAGTTCCTTTAGGATTTCGTCCAAGGAAGCTTCATCTAGTTCTTCTTCTTCTAATTTTACGATTTCGTTAGAAGCACCTTGTGGGTCTTCTGTTTTGTGGCCGGCTGTGGTCTTCTTATAGTCATCCGAAGCCTTGTGGCTGTCAGCGACGGCTTTTGGTTCGCCTGAAGTTGCCATCTTGGTGGCGTCCACAATTTCTTGACCATCGTTGACGGTCTTGTGTCCGTCGGTTGTCTTTTTATAATCGTCGGAGGCTTTTTCTCCTTCGGCGACATGAGAAACACCGTGTTGAGTAACATCAGCATGTCCTGCTGATTCTGTTCCACGGGCTTCTTCTACTTCTTCTTCTTCAGCTTCAACAGCAACATCAACTGGGGCTGGTGCTGGTGTTTCTGGAGCTGGAACTGGTGCTTCTGCAGCAGGTGCTGGAGCAACGGCGTCTAGGGCTTCTGGAGCTGGCTCGACTGGAGCAGCTTCTTCAGCATCGCCCTCGACTTCTTGACGTAGCTTTTCGCCCAACATGCTTTGTAGCTTTGGTGCAAATGCTTCTTCTAGAGCAGCCTTTGCATTAGCCAGAGCAGTAGCGCGAACAGCCTTAGCGTCTGCGATAGCTTGCTTTAATAGATCTGACATAATAGTTTTATCCTTTTTGGTTGATGAAACTATTAGAGTTTCAAGTAAAAATTAAATCAAACACTCGCACTAAATAATAGCGCATTTTTACGTTTGTGTATATAACTATATATAAAATTGAAAAACGATTGATTTTTTTAAAAAAAGTTATAAAAAATCACGACCCGTATATATGGTCGTGATTTGATTTTTTAAAATAAATGAGGTATTATTTGACCTTTGGAATGGCAGGAGATGAAGCTTCGTTCAAATCTTTGATCTCAAAGTATCTGTTTAGCTTTGTTCCCATTTCTTCGTAAAGAGCCTGCATGCGTTGTTCAAGAACGTGAGCTTCTTTGGCGTATTTTGAGAATTCTTCATTGCATTTAGCCAACTCTTTCATGTTGCGTTCAACCATAACCTTGTCAAACCAACCGTCTTCTTTTTCATTCAATTGTTGACTGACAAATCGTTGAGCGTTTTCTGCAATCTTACCCAAGGTATGAGCAATTTCCATGAGGTTATTTTGTTCACGATACAACGCCTTACCATATTCGTTATACTTGCCAATAGCTTCCAAAGCAGCTTTCTTTTCTTCGTTGGTCCAACTTTCAACCTTTTCTTGTGGAGCAGCCGAAGAAACATTTACCGCGGATTGAGGATCAAAACCCTCCAATAGTTCTCTCATTTTTAAGATTTTCATATGATATAAATATTATTACTTTTCGGTTTCTTTGGTTTTTGGTTGAGAAGAAGACACTGTTTTTATAGAACTCAACAATTGGGCAACTCCTGGCATAGCCTTGAATGGGGTCATTTGATTTGAAAATATTTCAAAATCTTCTGGTGTTTCTATCTTTAGCTTGTCTGCCATTTCACCGGCAAGAGCATCTACGGTATTCTTTTCCACCGCATCTCCCAAAAGTTTACCAAGAAGAAAACTTACACCCGGTTTTGATGTCAATTTTATTACAGATTGCTGTTCCAATTCTTGTTCGGCCTTTTCTTTTTCAGCCTTGGCTTTTTCTAATTCAGCTTTTGCTTTTACAGCGTCTGCTTGAGCCTTTTCTGGGTCTTCTGAACCCGAGTCAGCTTTGGGAGCAGCATCGCCCGCTTCAGCCCCGCCCCCTTGTTCTGTTGGATTAACGTCCCCAAGCCCTGCGACCTGAGTGTCTTTAGCTGGAGGATTTTCCGGTGCTGGTGGGGTTTCTTTGGTTGGTTCATTTTCTCCTCCCAATGGTGGTAGTTCTTCGGAATCCGTTTTTTCGTCCGCTTCTTTTTTCAAATTTTTCTTTTTTCTAACTTCTTCTAGCATTCCTTTTGCCATGTTTGAAAGATTTTGTCCTTCGTATAGATCAGCATCTTCATCACTTCCGTATTTCTTTTCCAAAACATCAACAACCTTGTTGTATAATTTTTCTTGCTGTTTGGAATTCATAGAATCCCAGAGCTTTTTAATTTTTTGATCTTTTACGTCCATTTCTATAACATCTGTAAACTGATCAAACTGGATTTGTTCTGGAGAATCTAGTCCTACATAATTCATCATGTCGGCGGATTTCTTTGCAAGAAACTTTACCAATTTGTCAAGATTTTCTCCAGAAGGAGCTTTTCCGGTTGGTTTTGGTGAAAGAGTATAATTTATTGGTTGAGCTTTTTCGTCACCAAAATATTCTGGATCTCTTTTGATTTCCTTGTTTACCAAAAATTGATGGATCATATTATATATTTCCATCTGTTGTTTGTCATTCAATCTGTTCCAAAAGCTTTGTAAGTTCTTCTTTCCAGAATCTTTAATAATATCTTCTATTGTACCAAAGGATACGTCATATGGAGCATCTATTCCGACATAGTTCTGAAAATCTTCGGCTTCTTTAGCCAAATATTGAACAATCTTTTTTAGATCGTCTGGGGTTGGAAGTTTTTGTACACCTTCCGTTTTTGTAAAATGTTTCAATGAGCTTGGGCTCATCTTGGCCATTTCAGCTGAAGCAGTACCGGCCTTTGGCTTTACTTCACCTTTTTGAATACCGCGTGCGATACGTGCTGCGATTGCTTGTTTTTCAGATTGTGCTGGCATATATTTTAACGGGTTTCTGATAGAATATCACGAATGATATTTTCTATCTTTAGATATTTGTTGATGTCATTTCCACTTACTGAAGCCAATACTTTACCACGGTTTACACCTTCGGTCAGTGATCCCGGAGACATATATGCTCCGCGTGTGCTTGGTGAAGATACAAGGTCAAAACAAAGTAGTTCAAAGTCATCTTGAACTTCTACGGTGTTTTCATTCATTTGACGAACAGATCCAAGACCACGACTGCTGATACCAAGACGAACATTGTTCTTGATAAGTTCACGGGCGATGTTTCCACTTGGGGTAGTCAAAAGTTCGATCTTACCAACAACGGTGTCACCTTCCCAGTGACATTCTACGACGTTGTGGGATACATTCTTTAGATTGATTACGGAGCTATCTGGATGATCCAATTCACCAAGAGCACGACGTTCTTTGATAATTTGTTGATATTTGTCAACTTCTCTGGACAATACTTCTCTTGGATAAACACGGCCGTTGTGGTTCTTTTCACCAGCCTTTTGAAGCGGTCCAGACAATACAAGAGGGGCGTTTGGATTAGCACGAGCTTCCGTCAACATCTGGGGAGTGATGTCAAATGGTATAAAATCTACTAGTAGTTGTTTCATATGCTTATTTTTTTGTTGGCGATAAAAATCCAATAATTTGTGGATTTATCATTTCCCCCAACGCTGGTGGGTTCTTTTTACCTTGTTCTTCCGCCGGTGGTTCCAAGATGGTGGCCGGAGGAGTTTCGGATTCACCTGGACCAAGAATTTTGATCTTGAATCCTGTATTTATATAATAATCTTTTTTGTCGGTGGCCTTCAAGATTATATAATATTTGTCTTTTAGAAATGTGATATCTACTCCATTAACCGTGATGGTATAATCCTTTTCAGCTTGTCCGATAGCTCCTTTTGAAGCTCTGATAACCACCTGTTTATTCATTAGATTTTTTTCAAGAGATGCGTCCAATTCTCTTTTTGCTTTTTCTTCTTCCGCATCCATCTTGGTGTTAAACATATTAAAATCGTTCATTACGTTAAAGAATTTAACATCTTGAGATGGTGCTGGAGATACGGCATTTGGAGTTGCTCCTGGATTTTGTGGAGCACCCGCGGATGGGTTGTTTTGCCACGTATCTTCTTTTAATATTTGTTTTGCTATATCTTTTAGCTTCATGTGTTTATTTTCCCATCTTGTTGATTCTTTTGGCGATGTGCTTCAATCTTTGATGTATTTCAAGCATGTCACCACGGGTACGCTTCCAAAGATTATCGTTTGAATATCCACATTCCGTCTTTAGCCTTTCACACAATCCTACCAGATATTCTACTTCACCAAGCATCTTCT